GGTTAACAGTGCCGTCACCGTGTACATAGTGGTGACAAACAAAACAAAAAGTGTGGCCATCAGAGTAGATACTGTTAGCATCAGATGAGCCACACTGTGGACAGGCTTCATGCCTTACGAACTCACTTTCTAAATCAACCACTTCAGAGGGATACTTGACCATGAAGTCCATTTGATTCCATGTTTATCGCACCACTGTGCGTATGTAGTTTTTGATTTCTTTGATATTGTATTGAAAGGTGCTTGAAAGACCATACGAAGATCAATGTCAGGGTTCTGTTTGATAACCTCTAAGATCTTCTTACGGTCCTTACTATCCCAGTACCCCTTTGTCTCCAGCCAAATACCATTTGGAAGACAGAAGTCTGGTGTGTAGTTGTGCTGGATGACGTAGGGAACTTTTACTGCTTCATATTTAAACTCAACAGAAAGCTCACCAAGCAGATCAGCAACTTGCTTTTCCAGCTTGGATCGATAAGCCATCAGTCATCAATGGCTTTTTCTACGATCTCTTCGACAATTTCAGATACAGCACGACGCATCTCATACTTAAAGTCAGAGCGGTCCGCTTTGTATCGCGTGACTGTGATTTTGGGAAGCTCAACGGTGAGCGTCCCTTCATAGAGACCAAGTTCTTGGTTTTTAGTTACGTTGAATTCCAACATCAGAAATCATCCTCATCAATTACTTCTTCTTTTACTGTGACATTTGGATCACCAGATTTAAACCCGTTTGTCTTGCCAAACAGTTCAGCAACTTGAGCTTCGTCCAGATCACCAGTGTCAACACCAGCTGACCCATTAACAGTAACAATCTGAATGCCTTGCAGCTTCAGTGAGGTACCGTATGTGACTCCATCCTTAAGGATGTAAGGCTTTTGATAGAATGCCAGCTTGACTTTAGATCCTGCATAAACAGGAGTGTTGGTGTCAGTGACAGGGGTGCCTTCTGTGTCTACTACAGGAGGTTTAGTCTCATCATTCCAGGAGAACTTGACTTTGTACTTACCTTCAGCGACTTCCTCCCAAGGCTCAGGCTTAAGAGTAGATCGCTTTGGGTTCTTAAGTTTTGACTCAGCCCACTTAAGGGTTTCAGTACGATCAGCATCCAGTTTATCTACAATGTCGTCACCGACAATAGCAGACAATGAATACCCAAACTTGCTGGGTTTAAGTACAGCCTGATAACCTTCAAGAACAACAGGCTCAGGGGTGATAAAGGTGGTGCGTGCCATTAGCAAAAGAAATAAGTAGATTCAATCACTGATTCCGGTTCAAGGTCATCAATGATCGGTGGTTTGGTGGTTGCGCCGACTTGTTCGGCCCATTCGTTTAGATAGTCATGCTCCGCAAATAGGTGCATGTAAGTTTCACGTACGATTGCTGACAGAATAGACATGTCAGTAGCACGACATAAAACCGAATCGTGTATGAGGGCCAGCGGTGCGTTGAAGCGTAGCGCAGAAATGTGGAGTAAGCTTGCATCGAGAGAATGGATGAGGTTAGGTGCTGTTGCGTTCTTGTGGTGTAGAAGATCTACTTCAGAAGACTCTCCAACTGCAACTGATACTTTCTTTACACGTCCTAACAACTTAAGCTGAACCTCTTCTACCTCTGGTTTCATCAGCCGTTGCGTGACTGTGAATCCTGATGGTGTAGTCCAACTGATCTCAGTTGCACCAGCTTTGATAAGCTCAGCTACAGTAGACTCAATCCATTTCATGACAGCCATGGGTCCAGGTACGACCTCATCCATAGCTTGCCTAACAGCAGACACAATCTTAGTAAGTGTGTCCTTGTCCACTTCTATGTTCTTTTCTTTGAGTGCATCCTTGATGTAACCTCTGTTGCTAAATGGTTTAGCGTTGTAAGGTACGGTCATAACTGTACGCTTTGTACACTTACGATCCCAGACATCATGTAGACACTCAGGAATGTTAGGCTTACTAGCCTCAGCAATTACTTTGTATGCGTCTTGTGGTCTTTCACTAGGTAAGACATTAACGAGCTTAGCTGTTGACGCATCTCTAGCAAGGCCAGCCAGAATCTGCAGACCAGAGCAGGTCGCATCAACAGCAATAGGCAGACCAGTGTGATGTCTATCACAACTAATGACACAAGCATAGTACTCCTCACAAGCAGCTAGGAATTGCCAAGGTTCATCAGCACTCTCCCATTCATGTAAGTAATCAAGAGGTTCAGTTGCGATCTTTGTAATCAGTTCGTGGTTATCTTCTGTCCACTTGATACGTTCCTTCATGGGAGCTTTATCAAGACCACGTTGAGTTGCAACGTGAAACTTTAACCAGTCAACTGCTGTTTCATCTACAAAACTTTCTTCGTAGAAACGTAGTAGTGACTTACCAAAGTCTGTGTCTTGTGGTGTTAGAAACGCAGCTACTGGGTACGTCCTTCCACGGTAGTCAAACGACCACGGTAGATAGAACTTATCGTAGACCTCAAACCTACGCACACACTCCATTGTCATGCGTGTCCTTACACACTTCTGTGTATGTAATCGGTTTGCGTTCTCTACATCCCTGCGCTTACGTTTGTAATCACGCTTAGCTTCTTCGTTCGTATCGATGTCGAGTGGTTTGTTAGGTATATCTTGGATGTCTGTTTCTGGTATGAATTTACCAACAGTACGTCCACGTTGTTCTAATTCCTTTGCGACATCAACGACGAACTTGTTCAGGGTGAATGCCGTCTTCTGAATCTTGTTCAAGAAGCGGTAGGTCTCTCCTCCCTGTATAGATGGGGACCCTCGTCTAACCATGTCGTGGTCTCGCATTACCTCGTTTGAAAGGTACCCACCAGCTGTGTCCTCAGTCCAATCGTTGGGTGGGATCAGCATAGGCCACGTTAAGAACGCATGGTCTTGCAGCTCCTTGAATAGCTGGTCCTTTGCATCAGCAAAGTAAGCAGTAGGTATGACATGAGTAATCCTTTTCCTACCGTTGCTGATGATAACAGTTTCAAATAAGTTAGGTTCTTGACGCATGATGCAATCAAGCAGCCAGTTACCTAACCTCACACGTGCACTGGCGTGCCACTTCTTCCAATGATAACCACTACGTTCAAGTACAATACGTGCATCCTTGTAGCGTTGGTGTGTACCAGCAGCAGCGTGCCAGTACTTCTTCACAACGTAATCCATCAATCCAGGTGCAGCACGTTCATAGAAACGTATCTGACACTCTTGCTCAATGGCTGTGCCAACGGCTTCCTGTATCTTGACTAGTTTAGTTGCACCATCAACAAGGCTGAACACTTTGTCAAACACCACCTTCAGTGCGATACCAGCACATGCTAGGTCCTCGATGTTATCGAGATACCTTGCGATCTCAACAAAGTACTGACCGTTACCACGTCCTAGTTTGTACTCACGCTCACGTTGGATTGTGTCACACACAGCAGGTAAGTATGCACTCATGAATGACTGAGAAGTCACAAGAGATGAAGCATACTCACGTGCCAGCGCTTTGTCCTCTTGCTTGCGTATCTTAGCAGCTCCTTGTGCTAGTGCATCACGCTCTAGCTGCCACTGTTGTTCAATCTCAGCCTCTGTAATCATACGCAATCATAACCCATAAGTTGTTCTTCATCGTCAACAAGTTGATCAATGATCAGTGATACTAATTCATCACGATGTGGATGGTTGTTGATCTCACTAACAAGGTTGATCACAAGTTTGTCAAAGGTGGAATCACTCATCGTCATAGTCATCGTCATCATCAAAGGGTGCGTCGTAAATGTGATGCACGGCGTCGTGCGTTGCAATGGCGATCTCGTAGTCGCCTGCCTCCATGAGCTTGGAGACTCTACGTTTAGCGTACTCAGCTAATTGATACACATACTCTTTAACTTTGTATGTGTCCACGTGTCTGGCACGTATGACACACTCTACACCATCAGGCAGCTCCCAGCCACCTACTCTCCACTCCATGAACTCTTCATAAGAGACAGAAGGGAACATGTCAGATGGTGCCTTGCGTAACTCACGCAGGTTGTTTGGAAAGTATTTATTTTTTGGTTTGTTGTTTGACATTTGTTGGGATAACGTCCTTGAGTGTTGCGTCCATGTCCTTGGACAACTCAAAGGCAAGCCATGCTGCTTCCTCTAGGTCGGCGGCAAGCACATACACTGTCTCGCCACTAGACATGGTGATCTCATACTCTGTCATGGTGCGTCCTTGAGTTTCGTGACTGTGAACAATCGATGCGGTCCAGGCGATGGATGAGATACAAGAGCTGTCTTTGTGTAAGTAAACCTTTGTTAAAGTCGCTCATGTAAGTGTTACTTAGTGAGTCGATTGTTCGTGCGTCCATAATATTTAGAGGTGATACGGTTACTGCGTTGGTAGACAGTTGCAGTTGCAAACAACCCGACCATGCCAATGATGGCAAGAATGATGTTAGTTTCAGACCAGATCATTAGTTAACCTCCCGAATGTCAACGTATGCGTTTGGTCTACATTGACACCAGAACTCTAATGCATCATATGCATCATCTTCAGTGTCATAGTATCCGAGTGATTGCTCGAATCCATCATCAGTGAGTGAATAGATTTCAAACATGATTAGATAACCTCCATTGAATTGTATGCCAGCTCATCTTCTGCGTCCTGTTGATAGAACGCAGTGCCAACACATAACTGCTCACAGAATGACAGGTACTCTTGCCAGTTATGCAACTCATAAGGTCCATATGTCATGGACCAGTTGAATGGATTAAGTGCAGCGTCAAGCATTAGTTTGATTCTTCGTTTGGGTTGTAAGGTTCAGCCATGAGTTGATCAAGGTATACATCAAACGCAGGTGTGTCCTTGCCGCTTGATGCACACCCAACCAACATGACTGCAAGGATGAGTGTAATGTAACGCATCACCAGTTACCCTCGACAGTGTTGACGATCTCATCAGCGCGCAGCTCTACATACATCCAGATGGCGTACTCGATGAGCTGTTGCATCGTCCAGAACTTATCATCATCACTGAGTTGTTCAGCAATGTATGACATAGCAGACTGTCCGAAGTTGTCATCACAGAAACCATCAAGGTAATCCATGATTACATCCTCGTGCTTGTCCCAGCAATCACGTAACTCGGATGAGTAGATGAAGCCGGACACACCACCGGACATGCCGTGGCTTTGGATGTCACGCAGCTCATCAAGTGTGAACTCGTGGTCAAGGATGAAGTACAGTTGTTGTGCAGTAATAGACATGAGGTAGTCTGTGTGAATGGGTGGGTCCATGAA